CGATGAACAGGCAATGGCATTTGCTAAAAAGTGCCATGATGACCCGGTGTTCTTTGCAAAGTATGTTTTAGGTGTAGAGCCATGGAGCAAGCAGGCTGACCTGCTTTGGGCGGTGGCAAACAACCCTCGTGTTGCCATGAAGTCTGGACACAAGGTTAGTAAGAGCCATTCCATGGCCATACTGGCATTGTGGTGGGCGTGTACCAAAAAGGATGCTCGCGTATGTTTGACGAGCGCGTCATTCCACCAGGTGCAGAAGATCCTTTGGCGCGAGATAAAGGGCATGTATTACAATGCCAAGATCCCTCTTGGTGGGACAATATATAGAGACCCCGCCTCTGGCCTGCAGTGGGAGAACGGAAACGAGATATTCGGCTTCTCTACGGACCAGCCAGAACGAGCGGCTGGAATATCCGCAGAGAATGTATTCTACGGCGTAGATGAGTCTTCGGGAATAGTTGACGAAGGTGTCTATGAGGCTATGGAGGGAAACATGGCTGCTGGGGCGTCTATGTTGCTTACGTCAAACCCCACGAGGGTTGTTGGTAAGTTTTACAATGTGTTCCATAGTGAACGCAGGTTCTGGAAGCTGATGACGCTATCGGCTGCGGACTCTCCTAATGTAACAGGAGAGAGGCACATACCGGGGCTCGCTACGAAAGAATGGATAGAAGAGAAGAAAGAGGAGTGGGGCACGGACTCACCCATGTACCACGTTAGGTGCATAGGCCGCTTCCCTGGACAGGCTGAGAACTCAGTAATAGCATTAGGACTTGTAGAAGACAGGCTTGCAGCCTACGAAACGGCGGATACAAATGGAGCATTACGAATTGGTATTGATGTGGCTCGGTTTGGAGACGATGAGACAGTCATGTATCCCGTCAGAGGGATTAAGCCCCTTGAACCTTTTGTTGTCTACGGTCAGAAGGGCTACGAAGTGGCTGGTCATGCGCTTAACCTGGTAGACAAGCTCAGACGAGGAGATGAAGATGTCACTATCAAGATCGACGTTATCGGACTCGGGGCAAGTCCCTCAGACTTCCTCGACGTCATGGACAGGGCAAGGTCCAGTGGCATTACAACCCGAGAGGTCAACGTCGCTGAAAAGGCAGGAGACTCCGATAAGTATCACGATCTCCGTACAGAAATCACCTTCGGACTCAGAGACTGGCTCATGGACGGAGGGACCCTATTTGAGGACGAGAAGCTGAAAGAGGAGCTTATCTCCCCGACATACACATTTGACGCAAAGGGACGCATGGTTGTATCCCCCAAGAAAGAAGAGAAGAAAATACTAGGCAGAAGCCCAGACAGGCGCGATGCCCTAGCTCTAGCAATTTATGAGGCTACGCCCAGGAGAACGCAGGGCGGCACTAATATATATATGTAAAAATGGCTGAAAACGAGAAGCTATGGGTAGACGTGCGGCACCACTCATACGATGAGGCTGCTGCCAGGAGAAAGTTTGCAAGGGATCATTATACGGGTGACGCTCACCAAGTAGCTCTGAAGGAGGCAAGTACGATAGCCTCCATGGATTCAGAGTACATAAGCAACACGGCATTAAACGACACAGAGGGCATCAGGGTATTCGATACTGGGCCCCGCGTACATAACGGCACCTACTTGTTCCGCAAGGCGCAGGGAGAGACAGGTCTAGCGTTCCTTGAGCGAACCAAGATAACTCGCTTTCCCTCATACTATTCGTCCCTTGTGGACTCTTATGTGGGAGGGGTCTTTTCTGTCGAGTCTAAGGCTGACAGGGAGTACGGGGAGGTGTTAGGAGACCCTGCAGAAGAGGGTAGTATTGCCTTCGAGATGTCTAGGGATATTGATGGTACAGGTCTAGGATGGGGCGCAGCCCTTGTCCAGAAGACGCAGGACATCATGGTAGACGACATTGCTCTCTACAAGGTGGACCGCATTGACAAGACTACCCGCACCAATATATACTCCATAGACCCAGACCGTGTAGTCAACTGGCGGGAAGAGAACGGACTGCTTGTTGAATTGCTAATGGAGGAGTTTAGATTAAAGTACCCTAAAGGGGGGCTGAAGGATGACATTAAGGGAGCGTTTATTGAAAAACATTACATCCTCTACGATCTGGAGGGGTGGCGTAGGTGGTATCTATTTGAAGAGCGAGACGAGTCTGGTAGAACTACGGGTAAACGAGAACTCCGACCTGTCGGAGAAAGAAAGTACGACTTCCCCTTCTACACAGACCCAAGCCGAGAGCGCAAGCGTCTACCCTTTGGGCGCGTATCTTCTCCGCTCGGAAGAGACAACGGGTTCCAGATGGCCCAGGACCACAACGCCATCTATAACCTTCTCTCCGACGCAAGATGGATTCTTAGGGTTATCAACCACCCTAGACTTGCAGGAGACGTAGACGATAGTCAGTGGAATACGAGCATAGAAGCCCTGAGAGAGGGCATGAATGCACTGCAAGGGAAGTGGGACTATATCAGCCCCTCAGCCGAGAACGCCCGCGTGGGCTATGACACCTTCCATAAGGAAGTCAACCAGTATTACGTCTCTAACAACCAGCGCATGTCAGCCTCTAATATAGAGCGCAGCGCAACAGAAGTGCTGTTCAATGAAGCAGCCGGTCGAACGTCGAACCTTACCCTAATTGCAAATGCGGTTGACGAGATAGAGAATGACTGGAACTTTTTGGCGTCTCAGCTCGAGGCACCGACAAGCCCTGACTCTTGGAGAGGGTCTAGTGTCAAGCGCAGCACCGACTTCAAGCCAATAGATAATGATATGCGCAAGCAAGCGGAGGCTACTATATATGCTCAAGTGGTTAATTCTCTCCCAGCAGAGTTGTCTGCGGAGGTTGCGAGAGATGGCTTCTCGGATGCGCTCGTAGAGAAACTCAACAATCTAAGACAGGACTTTGCACCCACGGAGGAACAGTAGATGACAGGAGGATTAGATGTACTATGGAGGAAGAACGTAGGCAAGTTCGGTAAAGCGTTTGATATAGACACGGCGGATAACTTCGCGGTAATATGGGACGGCACCGGCAACTCCAGTAGCGACAACCCTACGTACACGTATTCCACCTCTGCTGACATAGACTCCCTGTCTAGTAGCAGCGGGAGTGATACTGTGGCTGTAACGGTCATTGGCCTTGACTCGACGTATGCGCAGGTTACTCAAACTATAACGCTCACCGGGCAAACAAGGGTTGCATTGACGACAAGTCTGATTCGTGTTTTTCGAGCATATGTAGACGACGCTGCTGTGGCAGCGGTAGGTAATATCTTCTGCTTCGTCAATGGTGCCACTACGTCTGGCGTACCCGATACAGGAGCAGACATCAGGGCCATCATTTCCATAGGCTACGAGCAGACGCTTATGGCTGTATATACTATACCACTAGGCAAAGTGGGATACCTCGAGAGCTTCTATGCCAATATCCTCAGTAAAGTGTCGGCAGGATCGGAGGTGCAGCTATGCGTGAGAGCAACAGGAAAGACGTTCCGTGTCAGGAGCGTTATTGGTGCCAATACCGCTGGCTCTAGTCATGTAAGGCATCATTTTGGCTTCCCAATAGAGCTGGCGGCTAAGACCGACATTCATGTACAGGCTGACACTAGTGCCAACAATGCGTCCGTGGCTGGAGGATTTGACATCATACTAGAGGACGCATAATGGCGAAGGGGAATGCGATTGTTTGGACAGATTCTGATTTGGATGAGCTTGCTGTGGCGTCTGACGCTGATAAAGAAACTGCAGCAATCTTCTGGAAGAAACACGCACCGGAGGAGGCGAGGGACATACTAGATGCCGAAACCGAAGATATACCAGTGGAATGACAGAGCGGGAAGATACAAAGGACCGGACGGGCGGTTTGTCTCTTTCGGGACGGTTAGGGGACACCTCGACGAGGTTCTTGACGGGGCCGAACGAGACATGTTGGTACTTTCTGGAGTGCTCCAGACTGGAGGGACCACTATTGAGGAGTGGCAACTGGGAATGCGTGACAGCCTCAAGAGCATCCACCTGGCATCAGGAGCTTTACCACAAGGGGGCTGGAGCCATCTATCTCAATCCGACTACGGACGTATTGGGGTCCGCATAAAGGAGCAATACAAATTTCTAGGACGCTTTGCTAAACAAATCGAAGAAGGGCTTCCGCTTGATGGGCGTTTCTTCAACAGGGTCAAATTGTACGCGCAGTCGGGACGTGCCACGTACCACGCGCTTGAAAGGGAAGAACAGGCGAAGAGGGGGAAAGAGGAAGAAAGAAACATCCTTGGTGGTAGAGACCATTGCGTAGAATGTGTAGGACAGGCAAAGCTGGGATGGGTGCCGATTGGCACTCTAATCCTTGTGGGGCAGCGCATCTGTAAAAGTAATTGCCGCTGCCACGCGGAGTACAGATGATAAATGAAAAAGATAACCACCTTTCTAGTAGCCCTTTTTTTAGCAGGATGCGCACATGAGTTCTTAGCAGAAGAGGCCATTGTCCCAGGGGACAAGTTTGGTCAAACTAAGGAGGAGTGCGAGGAGAGACCGAAATACAGTAAAGTATATTGCGAGGACGAAGATGCCGGAGAGCCAAGTAAAGGATTTCGCGCTAAGGAAGATAGCCTCTTTCAAAGCAGTGACTGAGCCCATGTACGACCTTTTCTCAGATGATGAGGAGGATATCTTTGGGGCAGACGGAGTAGCCGTACCGCAGGTAAGGTTCCCTAATTCACCCATAGGCAGCTATGCTGAGTTCATCGACGAGATGGTCTATCTGGCATCTACAGGCAAGTATAAGAAGCACGTACTGAGACCACGCGGCGTCAGTGGGCGCATACATAGTATGCTTATCTCTAGGAGCAGGAGGATAGCTGCCTCTGCCGGTGTGGAGATCAGCTATTCCAACGGTTCTTTTTCCTCGCTGTACGAGCCACCTCCCCCTGCCGCGGTCCTTCCCCCTCCTCCAGAGGACGAAGAAAGGGAGGCATGGGAAGACCTTCTGTATGAGGCTGCAAAGATACTGGGACAGGACGACAGAGACAATCTATTCGCTGAAATGGTGAGGCTAGAAGATAATGACGTATGAGTATGAGAGGGAAGACGGTACGCACTTCGATGCGACACAAAGCATGAAGGACGAGCCCCTAACAGAGTGTCCCATAACGGGACAGAAGTGCAAGAAGGTGATACCTAAACGCAGAACCCCCTTCGGATTCCAAGGGTCGTCTAGGGGGACAAAATACACGGAGTGGTTCTGACATGAAAAAGCTGATTGCGTTCGTGATAGCCATAATCTTATTGACCATATTCGGCCATCATGCTATGGCACAGGATAGTACGTTCTTCGACATAGGCTCTTGGGACCAGTCTGCGATCTGGATTCAGGATGACCAGCTAGTCATATATAAGAAGCTAAACCATACGATAGCAGCAGTAGCCTTCAGTGTTTTATACAAAGGAGATTATGAACATCAATTTGGATACCAACACGTCAAGCAGGGTAGCAGATGCTACTTCAGGGGTGTTAAGGTGCGACTCTTCAGGGAGATACCCTGTGCCATATTTAACTCTATGGATAGGATGTATAGCGAGGCTGTAGACTCATACATAAAGAATATGAGTAAACCGCTAGACCAAGGGTGAAGTTTTTATGAATTGTCCCTTGACAATACTTTCACACTTCCTTATATTAAAATCTTAGGTGGTCCCCTCACCACCTTGCGGCACATCCGGTACGCTGCAGTTATGAGGAGTATAGCCGTGAACGCGCACCCGCAGCGCACAAATAAGTAGCGAGATGACAGACATAGTTCTTACACATGATGACACAGAGTCTACCTATTCACTGGAAGACGTATCTAATGCCTTGCCTGATGGGTACAGCATCCTTTCTGACGACGAACTCTCAGAGTCCTTTGTCAATAAAGATGTCGTAAAATCAGAGTATGTGCCAAAGTCAGAGTTTAAGCGCAGACTTAAATCGGCAAAAGACAATGCGCACGAAGATGAGTCAGTGATAGCAAGGGTGCTGGATTCAAACCAGCCAACAGATGTTCCGGACAAGGAACAGCTATACGAACAGTGGAACAAGGCATACTTAGAGCCCAAGGAGCAGGAGTTGAGCGACATGATGGGCGTAGCTAAGAGTGCCAAGATTAGAGAGTTGGCCTCGGAATACTTTGACGATGCGTTTACGCACTCACCAGAGCCGGGTGTACCCTCTTACGCGGAAGTGGCCCTATCTAAGCACTTTGCTTACGATGGAGAAACATTCCCAGTAGATTCTAATGGAGAAGCTCTCGTCCCACTAGACCCACGGTCTGGAAGGAACAGGAGAACAGGTAGAGAACATATGTCCGTGATAGCAGAAGACCCGGCCTACAAGAACTGGCTTAAAGAGCCAGAGAAAGGAGGCGGGGGAAGTGGCAGGCCAGGTGATGATCTAAACCCAGGTTCTGACAAGTCCTTGGACGGTATGACAGATACCGAATTGGCAGCAGGAATCAGGAACGGAAATATCAACGCAAGGGATCTGCTTAAATTTTAGCATAACACTACTTATATAATACCATGGCTTACGGACTAGCTTCAAACTTCGTCATACGTGACGAACTCTTTGATTCGGTCTTTGAAGAGCAGGTTACTCAGAATCTAAATGTCTTTAACGAGGCATCCAGAGGTTCCATCGTTGTTCAGACGGAATCAATGGCAGGAGATTACGGTAAACGGCGCTTCTTTGATCGTCTAACATCAACAAATAACAGACGCGACACGACAAGTACGTCCGCGCAAACAGACACGGCACTGACTCAGGATGAGATCATCTCAGTCAAGAGAAGCCGTAAATTCAAGACGTTCGGACAGACTCTGGACGCATGGGAAAAGGCAGGCATCTCTAGCACACAGATGAATGTAATGCTGGCACAGAACTTCGCAGACGAAACGATGCGAGATTATCTGGATGCAGCTTACATCTCTCTAGTGGGTGCCCTGGGAGCCACTGCAGGATCTGTTACTGATTACTCAGGAACGGGGAATGTTGACTACACGGCAATGATTAACGCCCTGTCTCTCTTTGGAGATCAGCAGGATAAGATAGTTTGCTGGCACACGCATTCTAATACGCTGAAGGGTTTGCAGATTGAGGGACTTTCGGTTGCCTCTGGTCATGCAGGTCGGTCGATGATATTCGATGCTGTTGTAGGTACGCTGAATCGCCCAATGGTTGTAACGGATACAGACAATCTGAAAACAGCCGCAACGCCTGTTGATTATTACGTGCTAGGTCTTGTAGAAGACGCATGTGTGATTACAGCGAGCGAAAGTCGCAGGTTTGTAGCAGACCTCGTAACTGGACTGGAGAACTTGGTTCTTCGCTACCAGGGTGAGTATGCTTACAATATAGAGATTAAGGGTCACAAGTGGGATACTACCAATGGTGGTGCCAATCCGAATGACGCTGCTCTATTGCTTACGACTAACTGGGACGCAGCGGTTGCTGACCCAACGAAGAATGGTCCTGGCGTAAGGCTCGAAGTAGACGCTACCTAAACTAACTGAACTCGAGAGGGGGAATGGGCCGTTCTGGTCCGCCCCCTCGCTGGTTCATTAACACTAGGAGGCGACTATGGCCGCAGGAGATTGGGATGCACTAGCATTATCAGCCGCTACTATGGAAGGCATAGTGTCGGTGGACTTTAACGACCCAGATTTTGACGTACATGATACCGACCTTGTTGAGACTAACGTCGTAGCACAGGCTAAACGGTACATAACGAATAGGCTCATTGGGGCATTACCAGAGATGGTTGTGCGTGCTGATGGGCCTGACGAGTTTATGGACGCGGCAACGACCATTAGCTCAGTGGATGATATTATTCAAGGCATGATAGCGTGGAGCTACCTCATACACTTCTATGAGCAAGAGCGTTTCTCTAACGCCGACCTGTACCACGACAAGATGATGAACGCGAAGATGCGCTTCGAGGAGCTATTCAACGCCTTCGTCAAGTATCTGCCAAAGGACCAAGACTTTATCGACGCTGCAGAGGCTACGGCATCAGCAGATCTTTCCCGCTATGGCGACACCATGTTTATAGGCTAATGGCTACAGCTAACAAGTTCAACGAGATAGGCCGCATGATGCAGGCAGAGATCTCTAAGATGGGCGCAAGCATCCCTAAGGCAACATGGGATGTGGGCGAGTGGCTAAAGCGTAGAATCAAGGCGAGAACGAGACAGGGTATCGACCAAGACGGCAAACCCTTTGCGCTGTACAGCCCCAAGTATTCAAGAAAGAAAAGGGCTAATAGGGTAACGCTGGTT